CCCACAAAGATTAATCTAAGTGCCTGTATTTTCCATAAATGCGGTACATCAGATAATACCTAAGACTATGCTGAAAGATGCATAGAATGTTCTGCAGAGTCAAGCTTTAGCTTGGTTCTTAAGAGAGGTAGCTGATTTGTCAAGATTTTCCTGACTTGTCGGTTTAGCAACTTTGGATTCGTCGCCCCCAGTCTCTTTGGCTTTCGCCTCTGATAACTGAGCCTCGTGTTCTTTATGCTTGTTTATAACATCCATGTTCTTACTAGAAGCACTAAAGTGCTTCCTAGTCAGTACCAGTGGTTTTTCAACGTCGGATCCTTCTTCCCTTGGAAGAGTGATTTCGGCATCGTTTATAAACGCTATCAAGTCACCTTTAGGTAGGTTAGTTTCTACCTGCATCGTTGACTTGTTCAGTTGATCCGCGCTTCTCAACACTTTATATGTGTCTGAGGTTAGGTTCTGAGAATTGACTCCTTTAACAGGATCAATGGGTTTCTTATTAAAGAATCCAATAGCAAGTGCTAGTGTATTTCTTATAAGTGCCCACATGACATCAGGAACATCTTCAAAGTTTACTTTGAGACTCTCTGTGTCTATCTCTGTTACATTTCCATTCTCGCCACGTATACGTGTCGAGACTCTGAAATTGACATTTTTACCTTCGAAAGAGATCTTTCGGGTAAAACTGTTGTTATTGTCGGACTTTATATCCTGGCTTCCCAGTTTAGAAAGTACTTGACTGACTCTTCTATCCACTGACTTAGTTAAAGTCAATATAGTTGAGATGTCCAAGGTTGAACTTGTTGCCACTTTCGTCGACCCCTTTGGGTTCGTAGTTATTGTCTTCATTTTGAGTTCCTTGGTTTTTAATTAGTCGTGATTTTACTAAAGTGAGTTCTTCACTAGGTATTTTCCCGACGATGTCTTGAAGATAATCAGCAACTGCTGAAATATCCTTCAGACCAAATTCTGCTAGCTTCTTAGAGAAGTCTACAGGCAAACCAGACTTTATCATTAGAGAATCTAATGATGAATTACTGGTAACAGGTGTTTTGTATTGTGACACAGAGTTATTACACCCTCTGCTAAAATACTCATAAAGTACTGATGAATCCAAAAGAGGAATCAGATCAGCATTCGGTTTTATTTCCAAATGCTCAGTGGCCAGGTGAATTAAGCCCGACCATTCAGACACTTTTACTGAACTAAGTTCGACACCACCAATTAATTGGAGATATGATACAAGTTCTGTAGGGCTCAGTCGCAAATCTATAAGATTATAGAATGAGCTTATCCAATTCAACGTATTATATGTTTCGGAAGATGGGGTTGGCTCGTAAACCTCTTTAAAGAAATTTTTGAGCCTTTTAACCAAAATCTTTTCACTGTTTACACCTTTCACTCTCTTATTCTGAGAATGTTTGGATAAACCAATGTCGAAACCTATACCACCAAAATCAGGTGGTAGTATTGCTTTCAAAGCCGCATTGAACTGTTCCCTTGGGAGCGCGTTCCATCCGTGTATACCATAGAAGTCGATCAACCGAATAAGTTGATCGGTATTCTTAATATCTTTGACCTTGCTTGACGGTATAATTCCGTCAGAAGTTATAAGCTTACCTGCATATTCTGCCAGTGTAGGAGAAATAATGGATTTATCCATATTTATGTCTACACCCAACAGATTCATAGCATTCTCGTAATCGGATGCAAGTTTGTCATCATATATGACAACATCGTCTCCAATAATCGAGAACTTCTCTACTTGATGGTTAGAGGATAAACTCCTCAAAACCATGAAATGAGTAAGTGTTGCTAAGAAAAAGCTCGGACCTAGCCCCTGGGGCTGGCCTTCGACCCAATGCACCAATTCGTCATGCTCACTTGACTGATAGCCAGATTTACTGGCTAGCCTCATAGTGTCAATATCGAATTGATCTATATAACCAATAGATTTTAAGGATTGAAGAATTCTATCCTGAATTTCATATGGTAGTCTATCTGTAAATGATGAACAATCATAGCAGTATATACTCTGCTTGTCTTCAACTAATAATTCTTTATTAGTTGTTAGCCAAGTTTTGACAAGATTCCTTCCAGAATCCTGGTCAAACACCGCGATTTGATCAAACTGAGAGATTAATTTACTCAATTTGTCCTTTAGCGGTTCACTAAGAGCCTGCACCACTAGCAATGGTGATGCTACAGCTCTAAGTTTGCAGCCCCCTTCCTGGATGTATCCAATACTTCCAATAGGGAACTCAGAAGGCCTTTCAAGCCAATAAGGGTAAGAAACCGGAAACAAAGCCGATTTAGTATCCCCCAGAATTGTGTCACGTACTTGTTCAGGGTACGTGTTCCAATGTTTATTCCATTTCTTGTCGACCATTAAGAGGTCTAAAGATTTGGTTGCAATATTCTTTCGAGATTCACTCTTTAATGAAACATTGCTGAGTCCATTCGACTCTGAATACCTTTCCAGGATTAAAACTGGAGAGGTTTTCACACTCTGAGGAAAGTAGACCAACGGTTTACTTTTTCCAGAGAACCTAAGTTTATCTTTACAAATAAACTTGGTATTAGAAGCAACGACGTTCAATAAATTTTTGTACGCCTGTTCTTCCTTTCGTGGGTTTTCCCCACCTAATACAGCAAGATTAAATTTATCAATCTGCTTTTTAGTTATTACACTTTCATAAATGATTGTGTAGCAATTAACGAATGACAAGGCCCTTTCTATTTCCAGATTGGATTTTGCATTCATTATGCTGTGGACAAGGCTATCTTTAAAGATAACCTTACCATTCCTATTTTTAACTGTTGCCCATCCTTGGGGAATCTTATATTTCCCAGTTTGCACTGACAGTCTCAATGACATCTTCAGATCTTTTAATCTGTCGGTGGTCCATTGTTTTCCTGATTGAGTAATCCATTTATCAATAAGACTCGCAAAACGAGCACTATTTTTACTGGAAAACCCACTACTTTGTAAATGTTGGCATAGCCGTCTTTTAACAGACATCTACTTCCTCCTAATGATAAGATTTAGTATTGGCTCTCTTATATTTAAAGAGACGAAAGAGTCTACAAC